ATTGGCCCCGACCTCGATCACCGTCGCACCGGGCTCGATCACCTTGCGATATAGCTGCACCTCGACTTCGCTGTACTCGCCGTAGCGCGCCAGCGCGTAACCGATATAGCGGTCGTTCTCGTAATAAGAGAACGTCCCGTAGCGGCCTTGGACCTGCTTGATGGTCGGTTGCTTCAGCATTCTATCTCCGCTGTCCTCGCGTTCTGAAAGTTTGCGGGAACACCCACGCCTGTGCGTTTTGGACGTTCAAACGAAGCGCTTCGGTACACGCATATGACTCCATCCGGCGGTAAAGCTTGGCGTGCAGGGTCGCCAGATTGGCATTGGTATAGGGCTTAGCAGGCTGCATCATCATCCGCGCCATCACGCCGTCAGTCAGGCCGACGAAATAGCGCTGCAGTATCCACTCCGGAAATTCCGGATAATTGTCATGCTGCGTCGGATCATTGATAGTCAACGACACCCTTGCGGTGTAGATATCGTTCTGGCCGGGCGGCAAAACCAAAGTTACTTCGCCGGGTATCGACATTGCCGCCCTGACCGGGATGGCGTCGCGATTGCAGACGCCGATCAGCCGGACGATCTTGGAAACGCTCTCGGGCTCGATGTAATAAATCTCCCCCGCCAGATCGCCATACGCCACCGAGAAATCGACGTCCTCAGTCCAAATACCGGTAGTTCTGAAGAACTCATCCATCACATTGAAAAACTCAAGCTGGATCACATTGTCCAGCGAGCCGGGCAGCGACGTCCGGGCGTTGTTGATAAATCGTTGTGTCGCATAGCTCATGAAAGTGTCATCAGTTGCTGGGTGAATTTGCCAATGAACGCCGCCGCTCGCGCATCCTGCGTATCCTCTTCGTCGCGCAGTTGCGCAAAGCCCACCATGAAGAACAGAAACGGCACGCGATACTGCTCGTCCATCACGAACTGAGTGCCCGCCGCAATGTCGGTCGCGCTGAACTGGGGGATGGTAGTGACCGACAAGAACAGGTCCGGCCGGTTTCGCCGGGCCGTGAAGATGCCCAAGTTCAGCGCCGAAATCAGGCTGCTGTCGGAATAGCGGTACGGGCCATCGATCACGTCATTCAGCAGAATGCGTGCCTCCGTCACGTAATCCGCTACGGTGCTCAGCGCCATCGCTCCCTCCTTTGCAACGCGGGCGGCCGAGACAACCCCGACCGCCTACGTCACTGCAGGTCACTAGCCGGGAGTAATGACCGCCTGAACGATCGCCGTGCCGTCGAGAACCTTGTAGCCGAACACCTGCAGGCCCCGCATGATGGTGCCGAAGGTCATCTCGGAGCGCAGGGTCTCCATCCGCGTCATCTGCGATGCGAACGTCAGGCCGTGGGCATGGCCCGCAAACATCAGATACTCACCCGCGACCAGACCGGCAGCGACGCCGGATGGCAGCAGATTGGAGGTGTACAGCGTAAAACGATCGACCATGCCGATGCGGCCGTTGCGCAGCATCGAAGTGGCATCGCCCGACAGATAGGCTTCACGGAGTTCGCTCATCTTGATCAGCGTCGCCGCCCATGTCGGCAGCACCAGCCAGCGTCCGGTTTCCGGGATGTTCTGTTCGTCGAGACACTGGCCCATGCGCAGGATGGCGTCGAGAATTTCGACCTTGCCTGCCGCGGGCGAGCGAGCAACAATCGCCAGCGGACCGGTGGAGGTCACGCCGAGATTGATGGTGCCGGTGATCTTGCCTGCCGCCGCGCCGCGATTGGCGGGCGACGCCGCCTGATCCTTCAGACCCAGCAACACTGCCGAGTCGATCGTGATCTTCATCTGTTCGGCGGCGTCATCAGACCACATCGACAGCATGTTCAGATCGCTCTGAACGTCCATCACGTCGTCCAAAATCGTATTGAAATACTTGCCCTTGTCGATCAGCAGATCGATGATATTGCCGGACGGACGCTGCAGGGCCAGCGCCATATCGGCCTGATAATCCAAGATCGTGATCGTCGGCTTGGTGCGGATGTGAACCTTGTCGCCCTGATTTTTGATCTCGCCTTCGTAATCCGTGTTGCTGATCGCAGCGAGCACCGTGGAGGCGTAGAACTTTTCGATAAGTTTGCCGCTCCAAATTTCAGGAATGAAGCCGGTCGCGCCAAGGGTATTCGCCTGTCCGCCAGCAGGATAAAGCGTGCCGCCCGATGCAATAGGAAATGCAGGAGAGGTCGTGAAGGGCATGAACGTAGCTCCCGATCAAGAAGGGTTAACGGATACGCCCTTCTCGCTCCGCCTCGAATATCATCTCTTCAAGACGTACCTTCTCCGCCTCGCGACCACGCCACTTACCAGCGGCCGACTCGGCATAGAACTGCGAGATTTGAGCGCGTGTGATAACGGGCTTCTCAACAGGGGCAGCGGATGCCGCTGATGATCTGGCTCTGCCCGGTGCGGCGAAAGTTTCAAGCGGGACCTTGCCATCATCGGCTTGGCGCGGCTCTAGCTCTCGCGGGACCAAGGCAGCCTCTTGATCGAGGAAGCCTTTGAAGAAAGACAGCACACGGGGAGTGTTACCTTGCGCGTATGCGGCTCTCAACAGATCATGTTTGATAGCACCGGAATATAAATCTGGCAACGCCAGCCACGCGTGAAACTCAGGCATGATGTTGATGTCGCGCCAGATTGGCAGTTTGGCGTCGAGCGCAGCCTCCAACGCCAACGTCGCCTGTGCCTTCACCTGCTCGGCGTTACCTTTGTACTGGTTCTCCAACCGGGTAATCTGGGCTTTCAGCGTCTGTATCTCCGGGGAAAACTCTTCCTTTGCTTTCTTTGCGACGACGCCGAGGAACTCTTCGCCGTACTCGCTGCGCTCCTCCGGGGTGAGAAAACTCTGCGGTCGAAGCTCGGGCGGTGTCTCCGCCGTCACCGGCTTCTGCATCGACGCGATCAGGTTTTGCATGCTCGCCAACTGACCACTCATGGCGATGATGTCGTTTTCGGCGCGTTTGTACCGGGTTTCCCATGACTTGGCCGCACGCTTCCAATCAGAGGACGACTCCTCTTCGGGCGGCGTCTGCGGTGCCGGGGGCGGCGTCTCCTGCGGCGCAGGCTCGCGCATCAGCGGGATGGTTTGCGGCTCGCGCGGCGGTGGCGGCGAGGGTTGTTCAGACGGCAATGGTGTTTGCGCCGGGGGCGGCGGTGGTGCGGGTTGTTCGGGCGGCGGCGGCTCCTGCGGCGCTGCAGGTTCGCCACGCGCGGCGCGAAACAACTCGTCAGCCTGCTTGGCCTGTCGGCGCACGGCAGGAGGAATGAAAGTGTTGGGATCGTCAACCAGTCTGGGCTTCGGTGCCATCTTCGTTTTCCTTTAGGGCCGGGACTGCTTGGTGCTCGGTGCAGCTTTGTTGGCGCTGTTTATGATCGCTTCGGCCGTCTTCAGACAGTCGCCCAATAGCTGCCCCAGCTTTACCAGCGACTGCGCGCGGCCCTGCGCGATCGGCAGCATCTCCGGTGGGGCTTCAACGCAATTGACGATCTTGTCCTCGACGTAGTCGCCGAAGGCTTCCATGAACTTGGCCCATTCATCCGGCGCGCGACGCGCCAGATTGGCGGTGGCCAGAATTAAATCCCGATCGTTCAAAACTTCACCCGGTTCATCTCGTCGATATTAGGCGCGGCCAACGCGGCTTCGCCTGACGGCGTCACCTTGGCGTAGTTGTTGATCGAGCGCTCGAACGTGTCACCGTTGACGAGCCTCGACAGCGTATGCTGGTTGGGCAGCGTCTCGACGTCGCTGCCCTTGTTCTTGTCGGAGCCCTTCATGGCGCAGCGTAGACGCTCTGCACACCGGACTGCGTACCCGTCGTATTGACCGCCGCACCGCCCTTGGTGGTAGAGAACTGGAACGCGCCCGCGGTGAAGCCAGTCGCAATGATGTAGTAGGTACTGCCCGCAGTGATGCCGGTCGGCAGTGCGCCCGTAGTGGCGAACTGGATGCCTTGACCGACCTGCCAGCCATGCGCCGCCAGCGTGACCACCGCAGGCGTAGCGATGGAGACGGTCGCAGTCCGCTTGTTGAGGATCGCCTGAATGCCAATCAAAGCATCCTCGAAATCCTGCTTGTCGATCCAGCGCGAATAGCGCTGCGCGGCGGGGACGCCCGCCGACACCTGAAGCTGCATCAGCGCCGCCGAAATATCGCTGTCATCCAGCCTCAGTTTGGCGGGCGAGATGCCCGCCGCGGTCTGCATCAGCGGGATCAGCTTCTCGAAGTCCATCCTGTCGACGCGTGTGTTTGCAGTGACCGGCATCGATGCCTCCTACTTGCCTGTGACGCCGGGCCTGCGCGGGTTGGCCGACTGCTTGCCGAACATGTGGCCCGAACCACCCTTGCCGAACTTGCCGCCGGGGCTGCTGTCGGACTTGCCGGTGCCTGCCTTGGACAGCGAGTTGCGCATGCCAGCATGCTGCTTGCCAAACATATGACCCTTGCCGCCGGTCATGAACGAAGGCTTGCTGCTCTTCATCAGTTTCGTCTTGGCCATTTCAATTCTCCTAGGGTTAGCCAGCACCGCCTTGAACGGTGTTGGTACGCGGACCCATGTCATTGGTGGCGATGGGTCCTTGCTGGTTGCCCTGCGCCTGCGCGCCCTGCTGCGCCTGCGCCTGCATCGTCGCCATCTGCTGCTTCTGCTTCAGCTTCTCTTCGCTCGGCACGATTTCCTCGCCGGGCATGCCGATTGAGTCGGCGACCTTGCGCAGCACCGCGGCGCGTCCGTCGACGCCGATGATGGCGGCGTCGATCGGATTGGCGGTCGCGGTCAAGAACTCGATCTGGCGCGAACGCTCAGTCTCGCGCTGCATCGCCACGGCAACGCCGCGCACGCGCACCTCTTCCTCGCCGGTCAGCATGCCCGAGGTATCGGTCAGCATGATCATGTCGAACAGGCTGGACAGCAGGCCCTGCAGCACATCGCGGTCGATGTTGGCGGCTACCGTCTGTAAAATCTTCGACGCGTTGCCCATCAGCATCGCTAGGCCGCTGGCGGTTCGTCCTGCTCCTCCAGAGGAGCCTCCTGACAAGTATTTCGGTATCGCGGATAGTTCGTCGGCCAAATCCGAAAATTTCTGGTAGACCTGCAGAAGCTCTCCTGCATTCGAGTTAGGCTGGAAGAAGTCGATGGGTTTTTGGGCCTGTGAACCAGCGCCCATTGGATCGGAAGTAACCCGCCAGCGCTTCCACGGATACAACTCTTCGCCGTCTTCGTCGGGGGACAACCGATCTGTGTTGACCACGACTTGAGGCCCTGACGATATCGAGAGGTTGTTGACCAGCGAACGCAGCGTCGCATTGGCTACTTCCTGCACATCAGCGAGGATATCGGGCAATGAGTTGCCCACTGGGGTGCCCGGTACCTTTTCGAAGCTCGTAATAAAATACGGATGCCGCTTGCGTGGGCTCGGCGAG